GAAGCGCTGGACTTTGAATCGATCCTCGCAAAGCGCGTTGCTCTGTTTCAGGCCGAATGCCGAAAGGTTGGCTTCGACTACACGCTGCTGCTCGAATCCGATCCGGCAATGAAGCTGCTGCAGGTGCAGGCCTACCAAGAACTGGAGATGCGCCAGCGCATCAACGATGCGGCCAAGGCGTGCATGCTCGCCTACGCCACGAAGACGGACCTCGACAACCTGGGCGCGAACTATCGCGTTTCCCGCCTGCTGGTCACGCCGGCCGACCCGGACGCGGTGCCACCGATCGAGGCCGTCTACGAGGATGACGATCGCTTCCGCGAGCGCATCCAGCTGGCGCCCGAAGGCATCACGACGGCGGGCCCGACGGAAAGCTATCGCTACCACGCCCTTTCGGCCAGTGCCGAAGTGGCGGACGCACAGGTCGACAGCCCGCTCCCGGGAACCGTCCGCATCACGGTGCTGTCCACGTCTGCGAGCGGCGTTGCTTCCGAAGCGCTGCTCAGCACCGTGAGCGCCGCGCTCAATGCCGAGAAGATCCGCCCGCTCTGCGACAGCGTGCCCGTGCAGGGTCCGGAGATCTTCGAGACCGCCATCTCGGCCAAGGTGTATCGCTACGAAGGGCCTGCGGGCGAAGTAGCCCTGCAGAACGGCGAGGCAGCGCTGGCGAAGTGGCTCCGGCAGATCCGCAAGCTCGGCAAGGGGTTGCCGCACTCCGGCATCGACGCGGCGCTCCATCAGCCAGGCGTCGACCGTGTCGAGATCACACAACCGCCAGCGGACATCCTGTGCACGAAGACCCAATGGGTTCGCGTCACGGCCATCAACGTCCTCGAAGAGGTAGTCCGTGCCTAGCCTCACGCCTTCGCAACGGCTGCTTCCGCCAAATCGCACGCCGCTGGAGTTGGCGCTCGCGGGCGCCTCGCCGCTGGAGCTGGACACAGATGGCCTGCGGCACCTGTGGACGGCCATGCTTTGCCTCGCGCCACTGCTGCCATGGCTTTCGTGGACGCTCTCGGTGGAGGCCTGGCAGGACGCCAGGTCCGACGACGCCAAGCGTGCACTGATCCTGAATTCCATCGAGATCCACCGGCACAAGGGAACGCCCTGGGCCATTCGCCTGCTGATCCGCTCGCTGGGCTTCGGCGAAGTGGACATCATCGAGCGAGTCGGCGGGCGGACTCACAACGGGACGATTCGCCGCGACGGCATCTATCCCCACGCCGCGCTCGCTAGCACGTGGGCAACCTACATGGTCGCCCTTGAGCGCCCCATCACCAACGCGCAGGCCGAGCGGCTGCGCAAGCTCCTGCCGTCCGTCGCCCCCGCACGCTGTCATCTGGTCGCGCTGCGGTATGCCGCCGTGGCCAACAGCCACAACGGTGCGACCATGCGCGACGGCGCCTACAACCACGGAAGCGCCTGACATGGCAAACCTCAACGAAGCCGACGTCTACGAAGGCGGCATCTACCAGCTGGAGGAAGATGACCCGGTCCTGGGCGGGCCCACCGGCATCGACAACCTCGCCCCGCGGCAACTCGCGAGCCGCACGCGCTACCTGCGCCTTCGGGGAGTCAGCCCGTGGGATGCGACGTTCACCTACCCGGCGAACGTCGCCTATGTCAGCTATGGCGGCAGCACGTGGAAGAGCGTGGGCGAGAGCCTCAACGTGGTACCCGGCGCCGATGCCGCAAAGTGGGTGCGCTGGGCCTTCACCGAGGCCGAACTCGCGCTGAAGCTTGGCAACGCCGTTGCCGTGCACGAGGCGAAGGAAGATCCTCACCCGCAGTACGCCACAGACGCCGACCTGACCGGCCACATCGCGGCGGCGAACCCACACCCGCAATACGCGACCGATGCGGACCTTGCCGCCCACGTAGCAGCGGCCAACCCTCACACGCAATACGTCCGGCACGACGCCGCCCAGGGCCTCACGCCGGCGCAGGCTGCGCAGGCGCGCGCCAACATCGGCGCGGAAGATCCGGGCACGGCCGTGGCCCTGATCCAGAAGAACGCTCCGATGTTCGCGGTGGATTCCGGCGCGGCCAATGCCATCGTCGTCGACTACGCACCCGCGCTGACTGCGCGCGTTGACGGCATGGTGCTGTGGCTCAAGGCGAAGGCCGCCAACACCGGCGCCACGACCCTCAACCTCAACGGCTTGGGCGCAAAGCATGTGCTGGGCCTCGGCGGCGCCGAGCTGCAGGGCGGCGAGATCATCGCCAATGCCATCTGCGAGGTCAGCTGGAATGCAAGCCTCGACGTGTTCGTGCTCATCTCCTGCTACGGCGGCGGCTTGCAGATCGCAGCGGCCACCAAGGGGCTCCAAGCCCTCAATCGCGATACGGCCGATGCTCGCTTCGCCCCGAAGGCTGGAGATGCCGGGCAAACCTTCAACGTCGCTGCGTCCACCGGCGCCGGCCACGCCGTGCGGCAGGACCAGTTCACTTCGACGAACAACTACCAGAAGCTGCCCAACGGGATCATCCTGCAGTGGGGAACGGCGAACCTCGCGGGCAATCAGGCGTTGACCTTCCCGATCGCGTTCCCCGGCGCCCTGCTCTATCTGAGCGCCCAAGCCACCAGCGCTAGCAACAACAGCAATGTCGTCAACGTGGGCACGACCAGTCTCAGCGGCTTTAGCGCATACCCGACCCTCAACAACGCCCAGACCGCGCTCGCCATCTATTGGCTCGCAATCGGGAGATAGCCATGCTTTTCTATTCACCCTCAAGAGGCGGGTTCTTCGACGACGAAGTCCATGCCGAGCTGCCGCTGGACGCAGTACCTATCACCGTCGAAGAGCATGAGAGCCTGCTTACGCAGCAAGCGGCGGGCTGGACTATCAAGCCTGGACCGGGCGGCCGACCGAAGCTGGTGCTCGAAGCACTGCCCGCCCTGGTTCCGCACCAAGTGACCATGCGACAGGCACGCCGCGCCCTGCTGGCCATCAACAAACTGCAGGCGGTTGATGCGGCCATTGCCGCCCTCGAAAGCCCGCAGAGGGAAGCCGCCGAGATCGACTGGAACTACGGCGCCACGGTCGAGCGGACGTCGCCCTTTCTCAAGACCCTCGGGCCGCTGATCGGCCTGGACGACGCCGCGCTCGACGACCTCTTCCTCGCTGCGGTGCAGCTCTGACGCAGACATCCCCGACTCAATTCTCAGGAGCACTCCACTATGTCCACCGAATACCACCATGGCGTACGCGTTTTCGAAGTCGACGAAGGCGGCGCGACCATCCGCGTCGTCAGCACGGCCATCATCGGCATCGTGGCCACCGCGCCGCAGGCCGATCCGGCGGCCTTCCCACTCAACACCCCGGTGCTGCTGACCAACCCCGGCGGCAGCATCGGCAAGGCAGGCGCCACCGGCACGCTGGCAAAGGCGCTCAAGGCAATCTCCCGGCAAGCTCAATCGGTCACCATCGTGGTGCGCGTCGAGCCTGGCGCGGATGCCGCAGCAACCACGAGCAACGTGATCGGCACCACCACGGCCGCGGGTCAGAAGACCGGCCTCCAAGCGCTGCTGGCCGCACAAGGTCAGCTCGGCTACAAGCCGCGGATCATCGGTGCGCCCGACCTCGACACCGAACCCGTTGCTATCGAACTGGGCGTCGTCGCGAAGGCGCTGAAAGCATTCGGCTACGTAGCGGCGCGCAAGGCCGATGGCATGACCTACGCCACCACGAAGGAAGAGGCCACCACCTACCGCGCCAAGTTCGGCGATCGCGAACTGATGGTCATCTGGCCCAACTTCCTCGCTTGGAGCACCGTCAACAACGACGTGGAGATGGACCCGGCCGTCGCCTATGCGCTTGGCGTGCGCGCCAAGCTCGACCAGCAGATCGGCTGGCACAAGACGCTGTCGAACATCGTGGTCAACGGCCCCCAGGGCATCAGCGCCGACGTGTTCTTCGACCTGCAGAGCCCGAGCAGCGATACGACGTACCTCAATGCGCTCGAAGTCACGACCATCATCAACCGCAGCGGCTATCGCTTCTGGGGCAACCGCACCACCGAGGCCCAGGGCGGAAGGTTCTTCTTCGAGAACTACACCCGCACTGCCCAGGTGCTGGCGGACACGATGGCCGAGGCGCATTTCACGTTCGTGGACAAGCCCATGCATCCCACGCTCGTGAAGGACATGCTCGAAAACATCAACGCCAAGGGCAAGGACCTTGTGACGGGCGGCTACCTGATCGGCTTCGAGGCCTTCATCAATCCCGACCTCAACCCAAAAGAAGAACTCTTCGTCGGCCGCCTGCGCATCAGCTACCGCTACACGCCGGTGCCGCCGCTCGAAGACCTGGGCTTCCGCCAGACCATCACCGACGACTTTCTCGCCAACTTCGCCGCGGCCGTGCAGGCCGCCTGAACGGCGTCAACCCAACACGCATAGGAGCGCACCACCATGGCACTGCCCAAGAAACTCAAGAACTTCGCCATGTTCGGCGACGGCGAAAGCTGGGTCGGCGAGATCCCCAGCGTCACGCTTCCCAAGATCACGAAGAAGACCGAGGAATACCGCGCCGGCGGCATGCACGGCCCAGTCGAGATCGACCTCGGCCACGAAAAGCTCGAGTTGGGCATCAAGGCCGGCGGTCTGAAGACGCAGCTCATCGCGATGCTGGGTTCGCAAACCGTCGGCGCCAACATCTTCCGGTTCGCCGGCGCCTATCAGGACGAAGCCACCGGCCAGGTGACCGCGGCCGAAGTTGTCATCCGCGGCCGCCTGCGCGAGTGGAACCCCAACGAGGCCAAGGCCGGCGAAGACAACGACCACGAGTTCACCATCGCCGCGAGCTACTACAAGCTGACCGTCAATGCCCAGGAACTGCTGGAGATCGACGTGCCCGGCATGGTGTTCCGCGTGGGCGGCACCGACCACTACGACGCCATCCGCGCTGCCATCGGCATGGCCTTCGGCGTCAACTGACGCCAGCCCGCAATCTCGCCCCCTGCCCTTCCCCTTCGAACTGAGCCACCACTATGAACAACGACGCCCAACAGCCCACCGCCACTATCGCGCCCAGCGTGCCAAACATCATCACCCTCGACACGCCCATCCAGCGCGGCGCCACCACCATCGCCGAGATCGTTTTGCGCAAGCCCAACGCCGGCGAGCTGCGCGGCCTCTCGCTGCAGCGGTTGCACGCCGCCGACGCCGACGAACTGCTCAAGCTGCTTCCGCGCATCACCTCCCCAAGCCTCACGCCGCCCGAGTGCGCGCAGCTCGACCCCGCGGACCTGTCCGAAGCGGGAGGCGTCGTCATCAGTTTTTTGTTGAAGAAAGCAGTTCGGGACGCGGTCTTGCAGAGCGCGTAGAGGACGCCATGGCGGATCTGGCGCTCGTCTTCCACTGGCGCCCGCAGGACATGGACGGCCTTCCCCTGGCCGAGCTGATGGACTGGCGCGAGGCCGCCCGCAAGCGCTACGCCCCGAGCAAGCACGACGACTGACCGCAACACCTTCGAACCACCATGGCCACCGCGCTAACCCTCAAGCTGATCCTGGCCGGCGCGGCCAAGGCGGTCAACGAACTCAAGCCGCTCGACGCCCAGAGCAAGGCCACGGCCGCAAGCCTGAAACAGTCGCGCGACGCCCTCAAGCTGCTGAACGGCCAGCTCGGCCAGGTCAACGCCATCCGGAAGTACCAGGCCGAGCTGGCCAAGCAGGGCAACAGCCTGAAGGTGCTGCGCGCCAACCTCGACAGCGTCACTCGCACCTACGGCGCGAACAGCGATCAGGCGCGCACCCTGCAGGGCCAGGTCGACCGCGCGACGGCCGCCTACGACAAGCAGCGCCATGCCCTCGTGCAGCTGCGCACCGCGGCCACGGCCAGCGGCATCGGCAAGCTGTCGGCGGACCAGCACCGCCTACAGGCCGATATCACGTCCACCAACAGCGCCATTGCCCAGCAGAAGGCGCGCCTCGAAGCGCTGGCCACCGCCGGCAACCGCAAGGCGCAGGTGCAGAAGAGCTTCAACGGCACCCGCGCCACGGCCGGGCATCTGGCCATGGCCGGCGCCGCCGGCGTCGGCACCGCCTACGGCATCCGCCGCGCCGTCACCGAGCCGCTGCATCAGATTCGCGAATACGAAACAGCGACGGCGCGCATCGAGTCGCTTGGCCTCGGCAAGGAAGAGTCCGACAAGGCCATCGACTATGCGAAGCGGATGAAGACCTACGGCACCAGCATGAACGACAACCTCGGGCTGATGCTGGACGCGACCACCGCCTTTGCCGACGTGCATCACGCCGAAATGGTCATGCCAGCGATGGCGAAGATGAAGTTCGCGAACAAGGCCATGTTCGGGGAGGAACAAGGCACCGAGAACGAACGCAAGTTCATGGACATGCTCAAGGTCATCGAGGCACGCAACGGCCTGAGCAGCAAGGAAGAGTTCACCAAGCAGGCCGACATGGTGCAGCGCGTGATTACCGCCACCGGTGGCCGCGTGGACTCCACCCAATGGCTGGACTTCGTCAAGCGCGGCGGCATTGCCGCCAAAGGCCTCTCCAGCGAGGCGATGTACTACCAGCTTGAGCCCATCGTTCAGATCATGGGTGGTGCAAGCGCCGGCGTGGCCACGATGTCCGCTTACCAGAACCTCTACCAGGGTCGCACCACCAAGCGCGCCGCGCAGAACCTGATGAAGTACGACCTGATCGGCGACCCGTCGAAGGTGAAGCACGACAAGACGGGGCAGGTCTCGTTCCTCGACCCCGGCGCGCTGAAAGGCAGCGACCTCTTCCGCACCAACCAATTCGAATGGATGGAGAAGGTGCTCCTGCCCGCTCTGGCCGCCAAGGGCCTCACCACCCAGGACCAGGTGAACGACGCCATTGGCTCCATCTTCAGCAACCGCACCGCATCGAGCCTGTTCTCTCAGATGTACATGATGAGAGACCAGATCCACAAGAACGCGAAGCTCAACGCTGGCGCCTTCGGAATCGACGAACTGGACGCCAGGGCGCGAGACAGCCTGAGCGGGAAGGAACTCGAAGCGCAGGCCCGTTTCCACGACGCCATGCAAGAGGCCGGCCGCGCCCTGCTGCCGGCCTACATCAGCCTGCTCAACACCGCGGGCAGCGCTCTGCAGCGCATCACGCAGTTCGCGCAAGAGAACCCTGTGCTCGCCTCCTATATCGGCAAGGCTGTCCTATGGGTCGGCCTGCTCGCCGCCGGCTTCGGCGCGCTGAGCCTGGGTGCCGCCGCCCTGCTGGGGCCATTCGCCGTGGTGCGCTATGGCCTGGGCCTCTTCGGCTTCCAGATGCTTCGCGTCGGCCCGCTGCTGAGTTCCGGCGCTGGGCTGCTCGTGCGCCTCGGGTCCGCGTTCCTCAGTGTCGGCATGGCCGTCGCGCGCGTGGGCCTGCTGCTGCTGGCCAACCCCTTGGGAATCGCCATCGCGCTGCTCGCCGGCGCGGCCTACCTGATCTATCGGAACTGGAGCGGAATCGTCGGCGGGCTGAAGACCATCTGGGACCAGCTCGGCGGCTCGTTCTCGGGCGTGGTGACCACCATCACGCAGACCATCGTCAACTGGTCGCCCCTCGGCCTGTTCTACCAGGCCTTCGCCGGCGTCCTGCAGTGGTTCGGCATCGACCTGCCGGCCAGGTTCACCACCTTCGGCGCTCAGATGATGCAGGGCTTGGTGAGCGGCATCACCGGCATGCTCGGCACGGTGCAAGATGCTATCGCTGGCGTCGCGGAATCGACCCTCATCCGGTTCAAGGAAAAGCTCGGCATCCGCAGCCCGTCGCGCGTGTTCATGCAGGCCGGCGAAAACATCGTCGAGGGCGCCGCCATCGGCATCGACCGCACCCGGCCTCTGCTGCGCGCCGCGGCGCTGGGCCTGGCCGGCGCGACGGCCGTGGGCATACCGGCCATGGCGGCAGAGTTCCCCCGCGCCCCCGGCAACTTCGACACCCGCGCGCCGCTCGCCGCAGCGCCCTCCGGCCGGGCCGCCGGCGGAGTCGTCGTGCAGGGCGACACCATCACCATCCACATCACCGCGGCACCTGGCGCTGATGCCGCGCAGCTGGCGCGCGCCATTCGCACCGAACTCGACAAACGCGACGCCGACAAGCGCGCCCGCGCCCGCGGCGCCTTCATCGACTACGACAACTGACACCCGCCATGCTCTGCCTCGGCCTCTTCGTCTTCATGCTCGACACAATGAGCTACCAAGAGCTTCAGCGGCGCAGCAGCTGGAAGCACGCCTCGCAGCCGCTCGTGGGCGCGCGCAACGCCTCGCAGTACCTCGGGCCCGGCGACGACATCATCACGCTCAATGGCATCGTGGTGCCCGAGTTCGCCGGCACCGCGGCAAGCCTTTCGGTGCTGCGCCTCATGGCCGACCAGGGCGCCGCATGGGTGCTGGTGGAAGGCACCGGCACCATCTACGGCGCCTTCGTCATCACCGAGCTGCAGGAAACCCGAACCCTCTTCTTCGAGACCGGCGAAGCGCGCCGCATCGAGTTCACCCTCACCCTGCAGCGCGTCGACCAAGACGCCCAGGAAGTCGCCGAGCAGCTCATCGCCGACAGCATGGGCGACCTGGGCGCCCTGCTGCAGGACGCGGCGGACAACACGGGCCTGTCCCTGGGCGTCGGCGCTAGCGTGGTGTGAACAGACCATGTCCGACGTAGATGCCATCACCGCCACGCTGCCGACCGTCAACGTCAGCGCCAACAGCTGCAGACGCGACACCCGGCGCGCCGCGGCGCACCTTACCCCCATCTGGCGCATCACCGTCAACGGCGCCAACGTGTCCGATCGCATCCTGCCGCGCTTCGTTCGCCTCACCATCACCGATGACCGGCAGAACGATGCCGACGAGGTTGAGCTCGTCGTGAGCGACCATGACGGCGCCGTCGAGCTGCCGGACACCGGCGACACCGTCGAAGTGGCCATCGGCTGGCTCGCCGAGCCCAACGCAGCGCCCTACCGCCAACTCACCACCGAAGAAATGGGCTTCCCCGTCGGGTTGGTGGAGAAAGGCGCCTACACCGTGCAGGCGGTCGAATACGCCGGCACGCCCGACGAAATCACCATCCGCGCCCGCGCCGCCAACCTGCTCGACAGCCTGCGCACCCTGCGCGATGAGTCATGGCACAAGACCACCGTCGGCGCCATCGTCAACAGCGTGGCCAAGCGCAACCGCGTCGAGGCCGTCGTCGCCAAGGAAATCGCCTCGCGCAAGGTCAAGCACGCCGACCAGCTCGGCGAATCGGACGCGTCTTTTCTTCGCCGGCTCGCGCAGACCTACGACTGCCTGTGCACAGTGAAGAACGGCAAGCTCCTGTTCAGCCAGGCGCGCGCCGCCCGCACGCCGAGCGGGAAGATGCTGCCCCCTGTGGTCATCACCCGGCAGGACGGCGACAGGCACCGCTGGAGCCGCGCCGACCGCGATGCGTACAGCGGCGTGAAGGCATGGTGGAACAACATCAAGACCGGGCGACGCAGCAGCGTAATCGCCGGCCTGAGTGGGCGCGCGAAGGAGCTGCGCACGACCTTCGCGAGCGAAGCGGACGCCCTGGCCGCAGCGCGCGCCGAGTGGCTGCGCATTCAGCGCGGGATCTTCGACTTTGAGATCACCCTCGCCTACGGCCGTGCCGATATCACGCCCCAACGTCCGGCTCGCGTCGCCGGCTACAAGCGGAAGATCGACGACACGCCTTGGATCGTCGCCAGTGTGCGCCACACCATCGACCAAACTGGCTACGTCAGCCAGCTCACAATGGAAACAGAGCAGGCCGAAGGCCTCGAAGGGCAAGAAGGAGCGAGCGAATGACTATTTTCCTCGACACTACGCACCAGATAAGAAAGGCTGGATCGTGTCGTAGTTACCCTGATCACCACTCCCCGGGCGCACCAATAAATCGAATTTGCGCATACAGTATGTAAGGCATGCAAATGGCTTCGCTAGTTGCAGCCCAGTACCATCCAAACACGAGGGAGTTCGATGTCAGCGCAAGCTAAGCGAGAGCACTATCAAGAATTGCTTGATCGGATGAACAAGTCCCACAGCTCTGAGGTGTATTTGGAAGCATCTTGGTATGCATACACAGTCTTGGAGGATCGACTCCTGTCTGCCCTCCGCCAATCAGGCGGTGAAAACTACGCCAACCACAGGCCCATCCGCATGCTCGGGAAAAAAATGCAGGAGATAACGTTTCGCAAGAAGAAAGACAAACTCCTGGCCGCCTACTTTACGACGGAGCTAATGGATCGAATTCATAAGTGGAAGGAAGACCGAAACGATCTGACCCACGCGCTCGCCGATGGAACAAAGACGATGGCTGAAGTTGACAAAATGGCCTACCTTCTCAGCACAACCGCAAGATCTCTAGTTAACGATGTCTGCTCGGCAGTAATGCGCCTCAAGCGGCATCGCGACAAGGTGCCTGCCTCGTCTTCGGCAAGCTGAGCAGTCTGCGAACGGTCAGATCCTGTTATTCCCAACGCGGAGTACAGGCTCTAGCGCTCTTTTTTGGCAAAGACCCTGTTGGCTCCGGACGTCTGGGGTGCCCCATTTAAGCCGCCACTTTGATTCATTCTTCCACTCTTCACTTGAGATCATTCGTCAATCGCTCAAGCTCACACTCGGCAAGGTGAAGAAGATGCCCGAGACTGACCAAGCGAGTCGATGCGCCGCCCGGTGGAGAGTGAGCGTGCTGGCCGACGCGGACACGCTCATACAGGTGATGCGAAAGATCTCGCCAAGCCGCGGCGATCGCTGAATATATTTGCACCTCGACCACATATCCATCGCTGAATCTGACAAGCGCGTGGTAGGCGAAGTAACCAGCTGCAAGCTTAGCTTCTGCGTCGACATTTACGGCGGAAACGCTGGCAAGGTACGTCTCCCTGTCAGCATCAGAAATTAGTTCATCCCACAGCTTCAGACGATCGGCGTAGATTCTCGCGTGCATTTGAGTCGGAGCCACTACTGACACTCGCACTAGATCGGTGATCTCGGCCTGAAGATTGACCAAATTCACATTCGCGGCAGATCTGTTCTTGCGCCACAGCTTGTCCAAAATCGAAGCTATAGACTTAAATGTTGTAGCGCTGTATCCGCTCTTCTTTGAGAGTTCGTCCAACGGTAAGCTGAAATCACCGGACAGCAGATTCTTCGTTTGCACTTTTGCTTCAACTTTTGCATAGCGCGCGATCTGCGAAAGTAGCTGTCCGAGTTGCACAAATCGCGGATGTGCACCGCCAATCAGTCTATTTCGGAGCGCCTCCAGCCCATCAAGCAACGGAGCGTCCGCAGGGAATTCACTTTCGTGCCAAGCGACGTAGGATTCCTGATCAAAGGAGACTGGAGGGCTACTCATCAGACTCCTCCTGACGAAGATCACTCAGGAAATACACCTCAGACGCTCGCCTGGCGTGCCACTTGACTTCGATGCTACAAAAACTCGCCATGAAAGCGTCGAAGACGCGAAGCGCCACATCGCCGCTCTGCTCAAAGCCAATGTTTGGATCATAGAGATGGCCGATGCCCGATATAGCCATGATTTCTTGTCCCTGCCATCGGCCGCCACAGTGACGCTCAAACCACATTTGCTCTACCGTTAGACGTGACGCGAGCGTTTCTACTGATCGGGCATCGTCACTCGCCAAAATGTCCCGCCAGCGATCCCGCGCAATAACATAGTAGTCAAGCACGCGATGGTCGCCGCTTAGAAGTAGTTCAAGCGTGTAGTGCATAGAGGAAAAATATTTGACCTTGACTGGAGATTGGAAGATACCGGCATGGACGTAATCGCCTCATCAGTGGCTCGAAACGGCGTGAAGAGAACGTCATATGCGAGCAAGCGCTCTGGTCGCGTCAACCGACACTGCAGCGATCGCGCGCAGCATCGCAGGAGCATTCGGGCCATACAAGGCCTTCTCCGGCGCGATCCGAGCTTTTAACGCTGGAACCCAAAGCCGAGTTTCATAGGTTAATCGCCCGAGCATCCAGATGGCGCGAACCCGAAACCGGTCGACGGGTTGCAGCGACTCGTGGAAGCTTTCTGGCAGATGCACACCATCGCCCAACTGCGTTTCGATAGGCATCTGCTTTTCCCGGATGAGTTCATCCATCCTTCTTTCAAGGAACTCGATGTCCCACCGGTGCGACAAATCATTACGAAGCTTCCGGATGTGATCCAACTCAACGACCAAATCAGAGCTTAGCCAACCAAAGGCAAAGGCCATTTGCAGCCGCTGCGAAAGTCGCGCCAAAGGCCCGAATCCTGACATCAACGCGCTCCGACCTCCGGGGACACCAATCGGGATCTCGCGCTTAAACATTTCTTCCAGACGGTCGTCTGCGTATGCTGCAGCGATCACCGGTAGAACGCGGGCCTCTTCAGAGACTAGAAGTGCAGCAACTTGTTCGAAGAGTTTTACCTCGGCGTGGAACGGAGACGATGTTGCAACGAACTCGTTAATGCGATGGTCTTCGAATGCACGCGAGTAGTTTCTGTAGACCTGCAGTCCCCATTTCTCATTCTCGCTGAGCTTCATCGCGGCGAGGTCTGGATCGAGCTTGCTGTTCATAAGAGCCAATTTTCCTTAGACCTTCGTTGGAGTCGACATCAACATTCAATTTCGGGTCGGCTTGACGCGGGCGGCCTTCGCGGGGTAGGTCGGATCGAATGACGCAATCGGTTTAAGTTGGAGATCGAAAGGCTTGTACTTTCCCTTGAACTGGGGTTCGCCCGGTAGACGTGCAATGTCCCGCCAATAGGACGGTTCGATCTCCTCATCGTTGCTTCGCGGTCTCCTGGCGCAGCGGGCAACTATTTTTTGGCATGTTTCGTCTAGCAAAGCTACGTCCGTGTAGTCGCTCGCACAAGCAGATAGAAGATGAAAGAGCCCATGAAGTGCAGCAGTTGCATCTTCGAGTTCAGGCTGGGAACCCCTATGAATAAACTCGTTGCGCGCCTTGCGCGCTTGATTTAGGACGCGGTATGTTTCGGCCAAGACAAGGCCCTTCTGATAGAGAACCTCGATGCGAGCGGACGTCGTCCAGACACGATAGTCCTTGAGAAAGCCGCCACGACTGGGAATCGCATCCGCTTGAGCTTTCCCCTCCACCTCAAGGCGCCATATTCGACTGATCACTTGCTCTATCGAAGTCCACAAGCACGTCAACGCTTCGGCGAAGGCACCCGCAACGTAGTGTGTTGCTCCAGCCAATGCAATCTCTGGACTTAGACCATCACATTTGGTCAAGATCAATCGCCCGCGATCGATAGCCTTTTGGAGTGCGGTCAACGTGATCGTCTTTTGATCGAGAAGAACTATGTTGTCGCTGATACTGGCACTTCGATCTCGAAGTGATGAATGCAATGTCAAGTTTCGACTTGCACCACTGAGCATGCGGATATAGCCGGTTTTGAACAGCCATCCGCTGCAAATGTCAGCGGGCGCGGCTCCCTCGGTGTAGATTCCGCCAAGAAGCATTTCGAAGAACACTCGATTGAAGATCTTGAGCGCAACATCTGGAGCTGCGAACTGAGGCATAGCAGGCATCGCAAGGCTTCCATCGAAGCCCACGAGCATCATGTAGGGCGCGACGTTGCCATCAATGAATCCACTTGCACGATTCAGTTTCAGGTAGTCATAGGTCGAACGATTGATATCCTGGAGGGTGGGCTTCCAGTAATCGCGGCCGTCTTTGGCGATGAGTTTTAGCGGGGCGCTTATCGCCATCACAAGAGGCGTGCCCTCCGGCTCTGTTCGATCGGCAGTTGCTGTCATGCTGTACGACTCCACCAAATGACGGTGATGGGAAATAAGTCTTTCGGACTTGGACGAACCGTCAGTCTCGCCAACTCGCACATTGGCCATTCGGTTTGCGCCAACCCGGGCCGCCGCGGCTTCCGCATCCACCAGAGCCACGTCCACCAGACCGATAGGCTTCACGGGGTGCGCTACGAGGCACTTCGGCCCGCGCCGGACGAGGCGCCGATTTGCTCTCTCGCTCTGGGGTGACGACCCGGCGCTGAGGCGCGCGCTGCGCGGGTGCGGGGGCAGCATCCGCCTCTGCTTGAGCGCGCCGCCGCTCCTCGGCCTCTGCCTCCCGACGCTCAGCCTCATCCTGGGCGCGGTTGCGCCGCGCCATCTCTTCGATCAGCTGGTCAACCCGGGCGGCTTGCACATTCACTACGGGCAAGATCGCAAAGAGAATCGACAGCGCCAAGAGAACCCGCTGCATCAGCCCCTCCTACATCGCTTTATCCGGTGCATTCATTCGGCGCAGCCCTCTCAGCGCGTCGGGGTGTATGGCACGAACGCAGAGCGATCCGTCCACAGGCTCGGTGTATCCGCCTTACTCGCGGAGTTGACGAACTCAATGGCCCCAGGCGTTATCGCAACGATCCTGAGAACCTGGGACTCTGTGAGCGCCAAGCAGACGAACTTGTAGAGCGCCTTATGGAGATCGAAACGGCTCATGCCGCCTTGGGCTCGGAGCTTGAGGGCTTTCTGAACATCGGCCTCCGTGGTGCAAAAGAACTGATCGCCGGGCGCAGCTTTCACCAACATGCCGACCTTCAGCTCCGCCTGGGCCGCGGCAGGCGCCGCCGAGAACAGCAGCCCGCTAACGATCGATAGCGCTACAAGCAAGCGTCGCATCAGTTCCCCTACTCCGCCGCTTCGGTCGCGGCGTCCCCCATCGCCATGAACATCCAACGGGCCAGGGTCCAGAGGACCAGACCCAACCTACCCGTTGGCCCTCTTCGGTTGCGCGAGCGCATCAAGAACGCTGCGCGCAGCGGCTCGGCCTCGCTCGTCCGCCGCTTCATAGTTGTCTAGCAGTGCGGCCTCTTCCCGCGTGACAACCCGCATGACGGTGTCCCCCGTCGCTGCTGGTTGCTGCTCGTCATTTGCAGGCGCACCTCTTCCGGCGAGCATCCGCTGGCCAGAAAACAAGAACGCCACATCGACTCCGTGCGCAGCCACACGAGTCAAGTAGTCCGAATCGGGCGCGCGTTTCCCCGTCTCGTAGTTCGACTGAGCGTTCAGCTTCACGCCGCCAAGCTCGGCCAGGGCCTCTTGCGACAGGCCAAGGCGCTTGCGCTCTTCCCTCAGTCGAGACGAAAAATCACCCATATGGATAAAAACCAGTTGAACTTCATCCATTTGAGTGATAAAGTCCGCCGCACACACAAATTAATCCGTTCGGATATTAAACGCATGGCTCACACCGCCCGTCGCCGTGGTCGCCCCCAGCTTCCACCCGAGATCCGCCTCGTTAACGAAGCGCCCATCGCCATGCGCCTCGCCCCGGACGAGAAAGAACGCACCCAGCGATACGCAGCGCGCGAGGGCCGTTCCCTCGGCAATTTCGCGCGTCGCGTCTACCTCAAGGGCCTCGCGCAGTACGAGGCCGAACAGGCCGGCGCCGCTACGTCCGGCGCCTGACCCACCGCACCAGTCTCTCCCCTCCTTTGCCCGAAGGACTCTCGACGATGTACCCCGATCCCAAGCGCGTGCGCGACAACCGCCAGACCGTTCGGTTTGACGACTACGAAGACGAACTGCTGCGCATCCTGTCCAAGATGACCGGCGCGCAGACCTCGACGCTCATCCGCGAGCTGGCCATGCGCCAGGCCGAGGAAATGCTGGCCGACGCCTTCTTCGGCCAGGTACCCAAGGCCGACGCCAGTCTGCCCCGCGCCGCGGGCTAAGCCCAGCCGCATCAACGCGGCCTGAAGCCAGCGCAACAAACGCCGAATGTCTGACGAAAAGATGACGTCCACAGAGATCGAACTCACCGACGCCGAGCACGACGTGTTCGACCGGGTGCGCCGGGAGCAAGGTCTGGCGGACGTCGCCGAAGCCATCGAATGGCTGGTGCGGACGCGGCTGCGCAAGGGCATCGAACACATCACCGGCCGCCGTCGCGGCCCCCGTCTGGTTGCCTCGGGAGGAAAGCGGCAATGAGCGAGAGCCTTCACGAGCAGGCCGGCGAAGCCGGCAACCGCTACATGCGCATCACCATCGAGTGTCCGCACTGCGGCACCCGGTGCGTGGCCTGTGACAGCCGCGCCATGAGCAAGACCATGCGCGAGATCACGTACCGCTGCCGCAACTGGCGCTGCGGCTTCACGGGCGTGGCCACGCTGGAATTTCAGCGGGTGCTGGTGCTCTCCAGCATCCCTGCGGCTGACGTTTCGCTGCCGCTCTCGCGCCATATCAAACGCGGCCAGCTCGCTTTGGCGCTGGCAGACGAAGGCAACGTTGCCGACGACGAAGCGGCCTACGTCGCGAACCTGCACACCCCCACCAATGACTGGGGCACGGGCGGCGCCATGAGTGGCGCCCCGCCCGACTGATCTAGTCCGCGCCCTCGCGGCGCACCCACCACCGCCCAACCCCTGCCACGCGCCTTTTTCAAGGCGTGCGGCCCTTCTCACGCCTTTTTCAGCACAGGAGTCGAAGTCATGTCCCTCACCGCCCGCCGCCTCGCCGAGAAGCCAGCCCAACGCATCGACGTTCCGAAGGTCTCGAAGCTCTCTCGCGAAGACGCCGCGCGCCTGCCGCTGCTCGACCGTGTGCTACTGCGGGAACACGACCGGCACGCCAACCGGCTTGCGGATATTCGCCGCGTGGCCGACAAGCTCGGCGCGCTGGATGACATCGTGCAGGCGGCGCAGGCCGATGGCGCGTACATCGAGATCGACCATGTGCGGCAGAGCTTCTTCAACTACCGCGCCAGCCAGTTCGGCCGGCGTGTCAATGCGGTAGTGCTCCAGGCCGCGGACACGATTTCGAGCTGGCGCAATCCCAAGGCGATCAACGCCGTCGCCAACGCATTGCAGGCCGCCGGCTGGCGCGTCGTGCACGTCGAGGGGGGCAGCTCCGAGGTCTGGCTGGATCGCGTCACCTTCATGCATGGGCATCGCGCAGTGGAGACGACGTGCATGCGGCAGTGGGTCATCGACGCCATCGAGGCCGGGCACATCACCGCCGACACCCCGGGGCGCCACCCGGCCACCGATACCGGCAAGCCCTTGAACGACAGCCTCGACGCGGACACACAGGCCGCCGGCGAACGCTGACCGCATGCCGCGCGATGAGCCAACGCAACACCACGAGAACCCTGGCCCGGCGAAGCCCACCGCCCACATTGCCGATGGCGTTCCCAACCCGTTCTATGCCCGCCACGCGGCGCGGCTCGCGGAGCTGCGCGAAGAGTTCGCGCAGGGCACGAGCCATGCGCGAAACATCACCGCGGCTGAGCGCGAGTGGGAAGGCATCTCGAAGCGCTCTCGGGCAATGCTGCTCTTCTGGGCCGGCTACGACGTCAACGGCATCGCCTTCGCCGTGGAGCGCGCCTGGCGCGAGCTGCCGCCTCTTGAGCGCAACGCCGTTGGCGAGGCCATCCGCGAGCTGCAGAACGACCTTCGCACGGTCTTCGCGCTGACCTTGTAGGCACCGTATGCGCATCGTCGCCAAACGCCACGCCAAGCCCGATCCGGTCTTCTGGATGCGGCTTCGCTCCAACCTCCCGCACGACCAGCACGTCGCGCGGGTGGCGCGCGAAATGGACGCGCGCATGCGCGGCGAGCTGCCGCCGCAGTGGGGGCCGGCGTTCGACACCATCATGCCGCTCAAGCCCACCGTGCGCGCCGTGGGCGGCGACTGGCTGAGCTGGAACCTCGCGCGCGTCGACGCGATGCGTGCTTTCGAGCACGAGCACAAGGACATCCTGCATTGGGCGGTTGGCGATTCGGAGGTGTGCGCCCGCGCCCGCCGCTGCGCCAGCGCGCTCGACGACATGCTCAACGGCCATCCCCTGCCGATGAGCCTGCAGGACAAGCTGGACACGGTGCTCGACTACTGCGAGCGCCTGGGCGTCGACAAGCCCAACTCCAAGACGCCCGAGGGCCTGATCGCCCGCGCCATCACCGAGCAATGGTGGCGCCGCGCGCTGCGCCGCAAGGTGGCGCGCACCGTGGAACATGCGGCGATCAAGCTGGCCGTTGTCCATCACCGCAACGGCGGCTATGCAAGCGATGAGGCCTGCCGCCGGCGCGTCGACCAGCACAAGCGCAACGCCGATCTGTTGGCCCGCGTGAAGATGCGCAACGAGGCCGGCCAGGTCTACAGCCTGGCCGAGCTGGCCGCGCTGTCGCCCAGCAATCGTGACATCCGCCGCGGCGAGCTGATGACGCGCATTCGCGGGTGCGAGGAATTCGCCGACGCCAACGGGCACCACGGCCTCTTCCTGACGCTCACGTGCCCGAGCCGCTTTCATGCCGTGCTCTCGGGCGAGAAGTCTCGGTGGGCGAAGCCGACCCGCAACAACAAATACGAGGGCGCCACACCTCGCGATGCGCAGCAGTGGCTGTGCAGCATGTGGGCTAAGGCCCGCGCAAAGATGGGCCGCAAGGGCATCGCGGGCTACGGCTTCCGCGTCGCCGAGCCGCATCACGACGGATGCCCGCATTGGCATGCGCTGCTGTGGTTCGATACACCAGAGCAGGCCCAGCAGGCTCAAGACATCATCAGCGCCTACTGGCTCAGCGACGCGGGCGATGAGCCCGGCGCCGTGCGCAACCGGTGCAAGTTCATCGCAATGGAGCGCGGCGGCGCCGCGGGCTACGTTGCGAAGTACGTGGCCAAGAACATCGGCGCCGAGGACGGCGGCGATGCCGGCGTAGGCCGGCACACCGACACCATGGACGGCTTCGAGCACGTCATGGACACGCGCGAATTCAAGGGCTGGCAGCGCGTCGACGCCTGGGCCAGCACCTGGGGAATTCGGCAGTTTCAGCCCCTCGGTCAGCCACCGGTGTCGGTGTGGCGAGAAATGCGCCGGGTCACCAAAGACCAGATCGACCACGCACAGATGCGCCTCGACTTGGGCGACGCCGCCGCGGTCAAGGCATGGTGGGCCTGCCACAAGCAGGGCGCCATTCAGGCCTCGTGGGAAGGCTACGTGCGCGCCCAGGGCGGCATGTGCCGCAAGCGCCGCGAATGGATGCTGCGCAGCGCCGTCCGCGTCACCAAGGACACGACCAACAGCTACGGCGAAATCATCGACCGCAAGACGGTGGTGGGCGTCGAAACGCGCGTCGGGCACTGGCTCGTGAGTCGCCGCCAGGCGTGGCGCTCCTGCGCGAGCGAAGCCGCGCAGGACAAGGCCGAGCGCGAAGCGCTGGGCCGCCCTTGGACTCGTTTCAATAACTGTACGGTCCGGCTCAACGAAGAACCGCAGCGCCTGCTGATGCGAGGCGATCTGCCGTGGCCAAAGGCCCACGACACCCTCGAAATCGAGCCGCCGGCGCCGCGCAAGGCCGCTCCGCCGGCCCCGATCGAGCAAGTCAACCACATCGCCGGCGAGCGAACCACGTTCCGCATGCCTGAGTGCGTCCGGATCGCGCCCGCCACCCCAGCCACGGCACCACCAGCCAACGACCTCGACGCCCTGCTCGCTCGCATGAAGGCCTTTGCGCCGGTCATGCGCGAGCTGGCCGCGGCCGGTCGATGAGTTCCCCCATGCAACCCACCCTTTCAACCACCAACCGGAGCCGCATCACCATGCCACGCACCAGCACCGCTGCCATCGTCCAGATCGCGCAGCACAAGCCCTACGCGCCGCCGATGGCGCACAAGGTCCACATCACCGCGCCCTACCTGCCCGCCTGCGCCACCGACGTGCGCGCAACCATCGAGCGCGTGCGCGGCCTGCTCGAAGCCCAGGCCACCGGCCGTCGCAAGCCGCGCCGCGCGGACGTGCGGCCCGAACAGCAGGCCGACATGTTCCCGTCGACCGTCGTCCGCATCGCCGCCCTGCAGCAACGGAGGGCCGCATGAACGCGCACCGCCTCAACCACCACGACATCCAGGCAGTGAAGACCATCGAGGAACGAGCCAAGCGCAAAGCGCGGGCGGCGCGCGTCGCCGATCGCATCACGCTGGTGGGCTGCGCGCTCGCCACGCTGGCGCTGCTCGCGCTGAGCCTGACGGGAGGCCTCGGGCAATGAGCGCCGCACACAACTCACTGCGCGCCGGCCGCGTCTACATCGCCGGCCCGATGACCGGCTACGCCGAACTCAACTTTCCGGCCTTCCACGCCGAGGCCAAGGCCCTGCGAGTCGCAGGCCTCGAAGTCATCAACCCCGCCGAGATCAACGTCGACCCGAACATGGGCTGGGCCGCTTGCATGCGCGCCGACATCGCGCAGCTGGTGACGTGCGATCGCATTCACCTGCTGCCGGGCTGGTCGAACAGCAAGGGCGCCGCGTTGGAGCACCACATCGCAAGCGCCCTGGGCCTGCTGGTCACGTTGGCGGAAGGCGCCGAAAGCATGCCGGAGCAATTCAGCTTCAAGGGCAGCGCCGACGAGTTCGTGAGCCAGTTCCTCAACCGCGTGGTGCTGGCCACCGATGAGGCAGACGCCTGGGCCTCGCGCGCCGTGACAACTGTCAGCCACGAGGCCGCTCTCGCCATTTGCGAGAACGTGGCGAACTACCACCAGACCCAGCTGCGGGCGGGGCTTCAAGCCAACGGCTATCACTCGGTGGTGACGCAGGCCCACGGGTACCAGTACCTCGGCGCGCGCCGATGCATCGAGGCGATTCGAATCGCTGCTCGGGCGGAGGGCTGAACGATGCGGAGGAAGTCCCCCAAGCTGTGCCCGCTCGCGCAGCACATCGTGAAGATGCTGGCCGAGTCCGGCCGCCCCGGCCATGGCCCGAGCTACGCCACCGGCAAGGCGTTCGAACTGCAAGACCTGTCGACCAGCGACGCGCTGATGTGGGCGTGTCGCAACCTCGACAGTCGCAACCAGGGCGAGCTGGTTGATGTCATCAGGAAGGCGTCCGGCCGCAACCTCGACGCCGCAGATTTGGCCGCTGCGGCACGGGTTGGCAAGGCTGTCGCAGCCCTGCCGACCATCGACCTGCTGGAGCTGCTGCTGTGAGGCGCGCGAAGAACCGCCTTCGCCGCAACGGTGGTGAGCCTTGCCACAGCCATCCGGTCGCAACCGCGGTCGCCAACGCGCGGATGGCCAGCCACATGACCACAGTCAGCATCGCCGTCTACATGACGGCCGACGGCGAGCCCGCGCGTGACCTGCTCTCGCACCTGGGATGGGTCATTGGCATCGGTGCCGAGATCGCCGCCGCGGTTGCGCCCGGCCATCCGCAAGCCAAGCGGCTCCATGCCGCGCTGCGCACGGTGGTCCAGCTCAGCACGGACAACGCATGGCAGGCGGCGCAGGCCGGCGTGCTGGCGGACGCAGCTAACGAGGCGAGCGCCCTGCTGATCGCGCATCCCGGCATCGGGGTCGAGCAGATCTCAAGCGGGGACTACATTGCGGCGCGGATACGCGACGGCGTAGCGCGACTCACCGACGTGGCTGGCGCCGAGATCTACGCTGGCGCAAGCGTCGCCGAGAAAGGCGGTGCGTGATGCGGGTCGAAACCATCGGCGGCGCCACGCTGTACCACGGCGAAGCTCTCGAAGTACTGCAGGCTCTCATGCCTGGAACGGCCGACGCCGTCATCACAGACCCACCCTACTCTAGCGGCGGCGCCTTCCGGGGCGATCGCGCGCTGGACACCAAGGCCAAGTACCTCAGCACCGGATCCGGTAATCACGAGAAGACATCGAACTTTGGTGGCGACAACCGCGATCAACGCTCATTCCATTTCTGGTCGACGCTCTGGTCAGCGGCTGCGCTTCGTGCATCAAAGCCGGGCGCCCCCGCGGCGTTCTTCTCGGACTGGCGGCAACTACCAGTCTCGTCCGACTACCTGCAGGCCGGCGGGTGGGTGTGGCGCGGAGTGGTGCCGTGGGTGAAAAAGTCGCCGCGGCCGCAGATGGGGCGCTTCACGTCAGCCGCCGAGTACGTCGTCTGGGGTTCGGCTGGGCCAATGCCGGTCGATCGCGGCGTGGGGTGCCTGCCTGGCTTCTACGAATACCACGCGCCAACAGATCGCGAGCACGTGACGCAGAAGCCGGTCGCGCTGATGGCCGACATGGTCGAGATCTGCGAGCCAGGCGGCTTGGTTCTGGATCCGTTCATGGGCTCGGGCACCACCGGTGTCGCTGCACTCAAGCTGGGCCGCCGGTTCATCGGGTGCGAGCAGAGCCTGCAGTACTTCGACATCGCGTGCCGACGAATCGAGGAAGCGCTCGAGAGCATCTTCGCCGAAGAGCGAAGCCGCCCCGTGCAGCTCGATCTGGGAGGGCAAGCCTCTTGATCGCCTACTACAACGAGTTCGACCCGAAGGCCGCGGCTTGGCTGCGCGAACTCATCAAGCAAGGACACATCGCCCCGGGGACCGTGGACGAAAGGAGCATCGAGGATGTCGTACCAGATGAGCTTGTGGGATACACCCAATGCCACTTCTTCGCCGGCATCGGTGTATGGAGCTATGCACTTCGTCGAGCCGGATGGCCCGACGATCGCCCGGTCTGGACCGCATCCTGCCCTTGCCAGCCTTTCAGCCAGGCAGGCGAAGGCGCTGGGTTTGCTGACGAGCGGCACCTCTGGCCTCACCTCTATCACCTCATCGGCCAGCGCCGCCCTGGAATCCTCATTGGTGAGCAGGTTGCGAGCAAAGACGCAAACCCTTGGGTCGACCTTGTACAAGCTGACTTGGAAGCCCTGGCTTATGCCTTCGGGGCGATCGCGTTTCCGTCTGCGGGCATCGGTGCGCCGCACATCCGAGACCGGACGTACTGGATGGCCAACGCCGCAGGCACGCGACCACAAAGGTGCGAACGCGGCGGGCAACGACCTGACACACAACGCCCGGCCATTGAACGAGGTAGTGCGGTTGGCAGGCTGGCCAACTGCAACCAGCACGGATGCATTGCGGCACCCCGCGATCGAAGCGACAACCTCGAACATCACGCTGAACCACGCTGTGAACCTTGCGGGCTGGCCGACAGCCCGAGCCGCAGACGGCGAGAAGAATGTGCGGACGCTAGATGGAGCGTTGTCGGAGATTGCCCGCAAGGGCTCGCCGCAGGATCTGAGCATGGCAGTAGCGCTTTGCGGACCGGTCCGACGAACAGCGTCTGGCGAAATGCTGACTGGCTCCTCTGCCGGGATGGAAAGTGGCGGCCAGTTGAACCCGGCACATTCCCGCTGGCTCATGGGGCTCCCGCCCGCGTGGGACGCCTGCGCGGTTACGGCAATGCAATCAATGCAGAGGCCGCAAAAGCGTTTATCGAAGCGGTGATGGAGGTCGCATGAGCACAAAGCACGCTATCTCCATATCCAGCAGTCAGAGTCCACGGATGACCGCCGGCGCGGCCCCGTTGATCTATCGAAAGAACATCGTGCTCGCGAAGTTCGGGATCTCGGAAACCACGCTGCGCCGCTGGATGTCCAGTGAAAGTTTTCCACGCCCGCGGCAACTCGGCCCGCGTGCCGTTGGATGGGTCGCGGCCGAGGTTGACTCCTGGCTTGAAGAACGCCCGGTGGCAACGTCCACCAGCTCACGTACCGACGATTAGGCCTTTTGGCGCTTCCGCTTCGGCGGGGGCGCCGGCATGCAGTAGTCGGCCCAGTCTTGCATCATCGCAAGGCGTTTGCCGAGCATGTCGCCACGCCGGTAGGCCGCTTCAACCTTGCTTTCGATCGCGTGCGCCAGGGCCATTTCCGCCATCTCAGGCGGATAGTGGGTGTGCTCGGCTGCCCAGTCTCGGAAGGTCGACCGAAGGCCGTGCGGCACACAAACCCGGCCGGCTGCATCCAGAAAGTTCAGCCGCCGCATGCACGCGGTGAGCGACATATCCGATAGCGGCTGCATCTTCCGGCCGGGAAACACCAGATCGCACTGCTCGTAGCGGGGCATCGATTCAAGCAGTTCGATGGCCTGCTTGGAGAGCGGCACCCGGTGCGGCCTCTTTCCCTTCATTCGTTCGGCTGGCACATCCCATTGCCCCGCCTCAAGGTCGAACTCTGGCCAGCGCGCGCCCCTGATTTCCCCCGAACGGCCTGCCGTCAGCACCTGAAAGAGAAGGGCCTGCGCGCTCACCCCCTCGACCGCCCGGATTGCCGCAACCGCGTCGGCCACCTTCGCGACCAGCACGGCGGGGTGATGCTTCACCTTCGCGATCTTCTCTGGCTTGGGCAGCAGCTTGTCCAGGTGCCCGCGCCAAGCGGCCGGGTTCTCCCCCTGCCGATGGCCACGCGTCTTCGCCCAGTCGAGCACCTGCTCTATCCGGCCCCGCAGCCGGCTGGCTGTTTCGGTCTTGGTGCGCCAGATCGGATCGAGCACGCGCAAAACCTCATCCTGTCCGATGGCCGAAACGTCGAGCTGTCCGATCACGGGCTCGGCGTATGTCTCCAGCGTGTTTTCCCACTGCTGCCGATGCTTCGGGTTGCGCCATTCGGACTCTTTCGCTGCAATGAAGCGCTCGCAAGCGACCTTGAAAGTTAGCGCCCGAGCTTGAGAAGCCACCGCAGCCTTTTTGACGGCGTCGCGGGCGTCGATGGGGTCCACCCCTTCATCGAGCAGCTTGTGGGCCTCCCGTGCCCGCTCTCGCGCCTGCGCGAGCGGCACTGCCGGAAAGCTGCCAAGGCCCATGCGCCGCCGACGTGCGCCGAACTTGAAGCGAAGGATCCATGAGCGCGATCCGTCGATGATCTGAAGATAGAGACCGGGGATGCCGCCGACGTTGTGATCGCCCTCTTCCCTCAGGCGTCCCACTTCCATCGCAGACAGTTCACGAGATCGCTTGGGCATTGCTTCCTACCGGCCATCCAACCGGCCATTCCCGAAGCACTTTCACGGCGTGTTACGGCTGCTTGGGGCAGCCAAGTATAGGCACGCTCCCAATAAAAAACGCGCCCTGCGGCGCGTTTTGGTGTGTCGAAAAAGATGTTCCTGGCGGAGAGTGTGAGATTCGAACTCACGGACGCTTTCACGTCGGCAGTTTTCAAGACTGCTGGTTTAAACCACTCACCCAACTCTCCGAAGCCT